AATTATTGTTGTTGGATCTGACTGCCATTACTGGCCTGACATTATCAGCACTGCTCATCGTGCATTCGTAAAGATCATTAAGGACTTAAAGCCTCGGATGGTCGTTATGAATGGCGATGTATTTGACGGTTCTAGTATCTCCCGACATCCACCTTCAGGCTGGGGATCAACACCTACCGCAAAGCAAGAGCTAGAGACCTGTCAGGAGCGTCTAGGAGAGGTTGAGAAGGCCGCAAAAGGCGCTGCCCTACATTGGTGTTGGGGAAATCATGACCAAAGATTTAATGCCCGTCTAGCGGCTCAGGTGGGGGATTCGTTCAAAGGTATCCAAGGCATGAACCTAACTGACCATTTCCCGCTATGGAAGTTCTCTACATCCATTATGGTCAATAATTCTGTACAGATAAAGCACCGTCTTTATAACGGAATTCATGCGGCATATAACGCAACTTTAAAATCAGGGATCAGCACCGTAAACGGTCACCTTCATTCCCTCAAGGTCTTGCCGTGGACTGATCTGACAGGCACGAGATACGGGGTCGATACCGGAAGCCTTGCTAATGTTTGGGGCGATCAGTTTGAGTATTCGGAGGACTCAACTCGCAATCATAGGTCTGGATTTGCTGTTCTTACCTTTATTGACGGAAGATTGATGCCACCTGAGCTAGTAGAGGTTATAAACGAAGATGCTGGCGAAGTATATTTTAGAGGCCAGTTGATTAAAGTTTGATTCCATGTATAATAATTACATGAAATTAATTGACCTTACTGGAAAAAGATTTGGGCGGCTTATAGCTCAAAATTATATTGGAAATAGACGGTGGAATTGTTTATGCGATTGCGGAAAAGAAACATCCCCACTTGCTTTAAATTTAACAAAAGGAAACACTAAAAGTTGTGGATGTATAAGAACAGAAAAGAGACATGAAATACCTAGAAAACATGGTTTTTATGGGACAAAAGCCTACAAAAGCTGGTGTTCTATTAAAAAGAGATGCACAAATCCTAAAGATCCAGCTTATAAAAATTATGGGGCAAAAGGAATTTTCTTATGCAATGAATGGTTAAATGATCCAAAGGCATTCTGTGAATATGTTGGTGTTGCTCCATCAGAAAAGCATTCAATAGATAGGATTGATAACTCTAAAGGTTATGAGCATGGAAATGTTCGATGGGCTGATGATTATGGGCAAGCCAATAATAAAACAACTAATGTAAAGATTGAATTTCAAGGACAATCTTTTCAGTCAATATCTGAATTTATACGCTGGCTTGCACCACAATTAAAAGTAAAAAAAGTTTCTTTACAAAGAGAATTAGTAAAGCACTTATAAAGGCATAATCAAGCTGATAGGGTGCGTACTTACTTGTTTCTTACGTGCCCTGTGTAACCTTTGCCGTTCTTTGCTAGACATTCTAAACCGCTTTAAATCCTTGCCTTCTCCCCAACGGATTACCATCGTCTGATCCCTGCCTAGCCTATCTTCATTCCATTCGCAGATGTGGACTAACTTATGCTTTCTAAATGTCTTCATAAGATTGCCGACAGTAATAACATGAAGTCCGGTCTTATCTGCTATCTGGCCTAATGTTGCATCATTGCTTATTAGGTACTTTATTAATTTAGCGTATATCTCTTGATTAACTTTTTGCATTTTCGTTATTAATTGCTCGATTAATGTACCACTGGGCTTTTAGTAGATCCTTGAGCTTGTCTTCTTTCTTACCTGCTCTGGATATGTATTTAACTGCATTGCCTAGATGGAAGTCTAGTTTCTTAGCTTCAATAAAATCAATGGTTTCAATGCCGCCATCGGTATAGTGTGCTGGGTTATTTATGTCATTCATCTTTGATAAATACTCCGTTTTTATTTAAATAGCCTTTGCGGTCTTTAATCTCGTTATAGGCAGATTCTAGGCAACGGGTCAGGTCTATATCTTCTAAAGCCCCCACGTTAATAAGACATACAAGCAGATCACCAATACCATCAACAATAGCAGGTCTGTCCCGTTTAATAATAGCATCTGCTAACTCTCCTATTTCTGATACGGCTTTGAGTAGCTGCGTCTTAGAATCTGAATTGGCTATGATGCCTCTTGCCTCAGACCACCTGATAACTTCAAGTTCTGTACCTGCCCAGCTCATTGGCAAAGTTCCTTGATCTCAGCAATAGGCAATCCGAATACTTCATGGATACGGATCATAATCTCTGCCGATACAGCACATTTGCCATTGCGTACACGGCTAACCACTGGTGTGGATATACCAAGTTTTGCAGCCAGGTGGCGATCATTCTTGATCTCAAAGCGGCTTTGCAGTTCGTCTAGCAGTTTCAAAGTTATCTCCTATAGCAATTTATACGGCTGTATACAGTCTTTACTTTATAAACAATGCAGGGTCACTGAGTTTTGGAGACTACTTCAAAGGAGGACTCAGCCCCTGCTGCCGGTGTTACTCGCCACAACCGGCTAGGCGTATTAGGTGGGTACTCGCTACGTCTGTGGCTGGCAGTGATTAAGTTCCAGCTACCCATTTCACAGCATCCGCTTTCCCCAAAAAGGTGGAGATACTCACAAGAAGGAGTGAACCGACCAAAGTCTCCTGCCAGCTTGCTTTCTCTCCGTAGATCAAAAGGGTACGTCATCCATAGGAAAATCATCTTCCTGCATTGCTTTAGGCTTTTGTTTAACAGCATCTTTAGGCTTTACCGACAGGCTAAAGAACTTCTTACCGTCTTTGCTAGACTCTTTAATCCATGCAGATAGCCAGTAATCTGTGCCATCTATATTGATAGAACCAGAGTATTCAGGATGATTATCTGCTGTCTTGTTCTGGTTCTTAGATAAAATCCCACGATTATTATTGTCGAAAGCCATATATTTACCTTGTAGTGTATTTTTTAATTGCTGCCCGTTGCTTACTGTCCAACAGACTCCAAAGGGCGGTCTTGGAATCTGCATCTAACTCTGCTTGTTCAATATACTGAACAGCACCTTCAACATCGTCTAGTGCCAGCAGTGATATAACCTGCACTCCAATGCTACGGATAGCGTCTTGTTCGTCACTAGTCATGCCATCGAACACATCCTTAGTAATCGGTTTTGCTGATCTAGGCGCATCCTGGCCTGTTGTAGCGTCTAGCGAATCATGCTCGACAATCTCTAACGCACTTACGTACAAGTACCTCCGAGAATAAGTCTGAACAGCGCCCATATTTTGTATAGGGTAACAGCCCTTCAGATTAGCCTCAGCCATCGGGCTAGTAAATGTAATGCTGCTACCGTTATCAGTATCGACAATGCGTAGAGTAGCCAGCTCTTTATCAAAGCTGATAACTGAGCAGAGTCCGATTTCATAGAATATAGAGTTAATGGTTTGTAAAAAATCGCCTAACTCAAAATACTGATACCCCGCAAACTTATTGTGTCCTGACTTCTTTATTGGCGCTGCTTGTAGCATCATCCTAGCTTTTTGCAGCTTTGCGTAAACTTGATATTCAGACATTATTTATCCCTTGAATTTTTTATACTGCACAATATTGAGTGGTTTGATTTCCTGAACAGTCTGTACCTGATTAGCCTTAGCTTGCATCTCACGGCGAATCTTTGCAAACGTCTTAGCAACATTGGTACTGGAAGCAGGGACATATTTAAATGATGGGTCTAGGATTGATTTGCTCATAGAGAACTAGCCAAGATATAGAGAAAGACCATTATTGCACCAATGCAGACTGGATGTCTAGCCAACCAGTCATTCGTTGATAGTAGCTTTTTCATAACGTGCTTTCTCCCACATCAATTTATCAACATGAGCACAAGCTCTGCCAAAGTTATCAATCTCCTGACCTAGCGCATTGCAAAGCATCTGTCTGGCTATCTCAATGCCTTGCTCAAGACCTTCTTTAAATGCAGTGGTGCTGGCATCTGAAATGGTTACGTTATCCATTCTGAGCCTCTTTTAATGCGTTGTATTGCTCTTTCAGTTTGTCGTACCCACTCATGAACAAAGCCATTTCGTAGCTACCGTCCTGGCATTTTTTCCAATGTTCATTGCTTTTGAGAAGTTCGTCCATCTTGGCTTTGATTTCGTCGATATTCATATTGGTCTCCTATTGATTGATATTGTGCTACTAACCCGAGTTTCCGCGGGTATTTAATTTACTGGTACTGGCGCAAAGCACTTTCTGGTAGAGACAAACCACCGGGATAAGTTTTCTGCGTTACAGGATTGATTTCCTTCAGGTTCGCCCAACGCTCGCCGTCAGCACCAATACGAAATGACAAGACTACGAATACACCAGCGTTTTTGCCAGCTACGATTTGGTTGACTGAAAACATGGAAGCCTCCGGAAAAAGTTGAGTTCTAATTTCTGTGTCGATGTAGAGATAATGCACCAATGCAATAACTGTGTCAATGAATAGTTTTAATCAAGCGCAATATTCCTATATAAAAATACTATTGACAGAATCTAAGGATAGCCCCACTATATTTCGGCAGCACAACTAACGGAGGAAATATGAAAGTTGCTGAAATTGCTATTTTAATATTTGTGTTTACCTGTGGGGCATTGGCTATTTACTGGAGTCTGAAGGCTCAGGAGCGTGGGTTTAAGCCATCTCA